GTATAGAAACAGTTGATGACCTATTTCATGACGAAATCAGTGGTCAAAAGGAAAAGCTTGGATATTAAAAAAGCCTGATCTCGGAAATCAGGCTTAGTTAATTCAATTACTGGCTAGAGGAATCGAATATGCAAACTAATTTATCAAATCAACAGCAAATAATCCAGAGCTGGTATGAACCGGCTTTGAATACTCTCAAAGCATTAATCAAAAAATGTGAAGAGAACTTAGAGCATATCAAGGCTGACACTAAAAATGCGGCAGTAAGACGTGAAGAGTTCAAAGACGTTTTAGTCCGTCAGCATCATATGACTTACATGCAGGCAGAAGACGTTATCAAAAGCCTTGGCCGTGCTGGTCGGATCCGTTTTCTCGGAAGTACTTATATTCAGTTGAATAAGGGCGGTGAAGCATGAAAGACCGATTTTATTTAGCTTGCTTTCGCGACAACGTCGGTTCAAATGTAAGTTTTCACTGTATTGATGGCAAAGGATATGCAACTGATATCAGTAAAGCTCATGTATATAGCCGTGAAGATGCACAAAAAGAATGGGATACAGGGCGAACATATGATCGCCCAATTTCTGCTGACCATGTAGATGAATTGGCTGTTTGGAAAGTTGATCATCAATATATTCCCAATGAAACCCAAATAATTGATGGCGTTGTTGGGTATGCCGTTTTTGTTAAAGGTCAATTTGATGGGAATGATGTTTATTGGTTGAATAAACAAAGCTTTGAAACATCAACTGATTTCGAAATGGCTTCTTATTTTTTACTAGAAGAAATTAGGGGGCTTGGGCAAATCTATGTAGCTATCCCTTACCATTTGGCTGACAAAGCCAAAAGAAGAACATTTGATTTCAGCAAATATAATCCTCGCACAATGACTCAGGGGGCAGGCTTAAAGATGCCAGAGCATCTAAAGAAAGCAAAACATAGAGTAAAGAATCCTAAATCGCGGTTTAACTGTCCAAGCTGTGGAAAGATAGTTTGGCAATTCAACCCATATGAATTTGATCATTGTGATCATTGCGGACAGGTGGGGGATTTATGAGTTTAGATGCCACCAAATGGGCTTGGGAAGTCCAGTTCAGTGATCGTAAGGGCGGCAGTCTAAAGCCGCTTAAACGACTCGTCCTATTGTCACTAGCCGATCGTGCTGGTGAAGAACATACATGCTATCCGAGCGTTAAACGCCTAGAAGACGACACCAATCTTGACCGTAAAACGGTAATGAAGATTATTGCTGAACTAATTGAAGATGGTCTTATCGCTGATACGGGTGAACGCACGGGTAAAACTAAACAGGTAAAAATCTATAAATTAATTGGCGTGTTAGGGCGTGAAAACAAAAGGGTACCAACAACGGGATACTTACCGCAGGAAAGTACCGATTTAAAGGGTACCAATGTTGGAACAGTACCAACAACGGAACAGTCCCATTGTTCCGAGGAAAGAGTACCAACAATCCCGTTAAACAGTACCAACGTTGGGACACGGAATCTACCAAAGAATCTATCAGAAGAATCTAAAAATAAAAAAACATGGTTGAGTTTGAAAAAACTTGATGAAGAAATTCTTTTGGCAACTGATCAGGAAACTTACGAGCAGATCAAAAACGCAACTTGGTTCGATCGTGAGCTAAGAGCATTTGAACTCTACAACGCTGAGAAGAATCTTTGTGATGAACTCATGAATTACCACTTTGTCGACTGGTTGCTGAATGCGTTAGCGAAATACCAAGCACGTGAGCAGGCAAAGAACAAAAATACAACGACGCGGGTTCTAGTCCCGCAGGGGGAGTCAAATCAACTCAGTGACAAGCAGGTTCACACCTTCGCTCAAAAACTTTCCGTTCATCCTGAGTTCGCAAGTCAGTTTGCAGCTGCAGGGGAAAGCTACGATCAACTTGCAGCACGTATCGCCGTAAAACTTAGTGATCCAGCTCAGGCTAAGAAATGGGAGCTGTATCTCAAGCAAGTCGGGTTCAAAGGCTCATTGCAGGGGGCGGCATGATAGACCTCTACGATGTCAACGTAGCGCTCTTGGATAGTGAGCTCTACACTTTTGAAAGGGCTTTGCATGTCTAGTATGAGTTTAGCTGAATACCGTGAATTATTTTCAGTAAAGACAAAGAAACGCCGTTCAGCAAAGCAAGGTACCAGACATCCAAGTGAAGGCGAGACGGTATTAGCAACACACTTGAGAGCATGCAAGATCGGTTTTGAACAGGAATATAAGTTCCATCCTGAACGTAAGTGGAGGGCAGATTTTTTTATTACAGGTACAAAGATTTTAGTTGAGGTCGAAGGCGGTATCTGGAGCGGAGGCCGCCATACTAGAGGTAAAGGCTATTTGGGGGATATGGAGAAATACAACGAAGCGGCATTGTTGGGTTATACGGTATTACGGTTCGATACAGAGCAAGTTAAGTCAGGTTTAGCAATACAAAAAATTGAGCAATTGGTGGGATGAATATGAATATGCCAGTACAACACATTTTACAAGCGGTCGATTGGTCTAAATATAGTTTTGAAGAATGGTGCCGCCAGCTAGGGGCTTGGCTAAACGGCGATACTGAAACAATGGTCAAAATTGTTAAGACGATGCCAACAAAACGCATCACGCAAAAACAACGTGAAAAATTAATAGCTATGTATATGAGCGATGAAAATTTAAAAGATCGCTTATGTATTCGCCGTAAGGGTACTTGTTGTGAGTTAAATGACAATGAGGCACGTGCAATCCATAGATTGATTATTGATATTAAATTAATTGAAGACCATATTTTACAAGAATGGATCTCAGCAATTTGGTCACATCATGTCATGGGTAATTCTTTAAGAGATATTGCTCAAAGTAACGATACTTCAGTTAATCAAATTCGACTGGATTTAAAATGTGGTATGGCATATATCAAAAGCCGCAATCCTCACTTTAGTTTTGAAACTTTTGAAAAAACCACTTGAGTGTGCGCACAGTGTATGGCATATTCGTGTTATAGTGTTCGAAGTGTAAGTAAAGCACTAATATTAAAGCTCATCATTTGGTGGGCTTTTTTGTTTTGTGTTATATAACTATCTCCAAAATTTAGGAGATAAAAATGAAATATAAATTAGGCGATAGAATTAAAGCTAAAAATCCTGTTACTGGAGAGATTGTGGACTTATTTGCTGAGCCTAATCACGTCGGAATTGCATTTTTCGATAAAAATAAAGATAGAAGATTTTTGGTTGATGGAGATAAGAAACTTTCCTTAACGAATGGTCCCGTTGAAGACACTGATAGCCCTTCACTTTGGGATATTATTTAGCAATAAATTGAATTAAATATCTCCTTCAAAGTTGTTTTATTTATATGTGCTATAGTCCAGTTTAATGAAATGCTGGTAAGTAAAATGAATATCTGTGTTGGTGGTGAACTGGATGGGCAAGTAATAGAGAAAGAAGGGAAGTTGTTAAAAGCTTCTGAAATCGATCCATCTTTTGAAACTGAGTATTACAAACAGATTTATAACCGTGACAATGTTGTTTGCCACTTCTGGTTGCCCGTAGGTTCTGATCTACATGAAATGTCCAAATTAGTACTAGATATCTTAAGAGCATCTAAAAACTAGTTTTATCGTTTGCCGGACGTATTACGGCGCAAAAGAGCCCCGCTAAATATCGATTATTGGCGGGGTTTCTTATTTTAATGAATTATAAAATTACTTTTAAAAAACCATTTTCTCTAAGATTATGTAGAAGCTCAGTTTTTGAAATTTTCATCTTTATTTGGTTAACATCTACGGGAACACCAATGGAATAAAGAAGATCAGTATCTCCGTTAAACAATTCTTTGCTATTTTCTGGAATTTCATTAAGAGTTTCTTTGGGGATTTTTTTGGCATTTTCTCTAGAAATAACGTAATAACCATTATTTAAGCCTTTATATATTATGATTCGCATGTATATGTTCCTAATTCTATAAAAAACCAATTTTATATCATTTTTTATTACATCAGAATTTTTTAGAAATAATTGCCTAGTACGGCTTTTTATTGGATTGAATTTATGAAAAATGAAATCGGCTTTCATGTTCCTGTTCGCCCAATGCCTCCAGAATACATTTTTGAAATGGACACGCCAAACTTTGTGCCAGCTCCAGAGTTGTGGGACTGGATAAAAGATGTTTTTCTAAATCCAAAATCTAAACTTTGTAACCCTGATCATATGCATTTGCGTTCTTTTCGATATCCAGAAATTGCAGTGATGTGGGCTAGATCTGGCTTTAAAAAGCAAGGTCGCCAAGTAATTGGTACTACTGAAAAAATAATGATTAATGCTGGTGGCTGGAAGAAAGAACGACAAGAAGAACAATTCATCCAGTGGTTTGAATATCTTCCTGAATACTTAATTACTTTTGACGCATCATATTCTCGCATAGCTAATGACGTGGACTTTTGCGCATTGGTAGAACATGAGCTTTATCACATTGCTCAACAGAAAGATAAATACGGTACCCCTGCATTTAATAGAGAAACTGGCATGCCTAAGTTAGCAATACAAGGGCACGATGTTGAAGAGTTTGTGGGTGTGGTTCGCCGATATGGAGCAACTGAGGATGTTAAACGAATGGTCGAAGCAGCTAATAAGAGACCTCAGCTCACGCGTGCAGATGTTCATTACGCATGTGGCACTTGTAACTTAAAGGTGGTTTAAATTTTTTTGCCACTCTACTTGGACGTACTTGGACGATAGAGAAAAATGGCAAGGCTTAATAAACGGGTAAAACTCTATATTGTACGGTCACTTGCCATGTATGAGACACCCACAGAAACAATGAGGGGCGTCCAAGAAGTATTTGGTATTGACGTTACTAAACAGCAGTGTGAAGCGTACGACCCAACAAAAAAAACAGGACAGGACTTAAGCGAAGAATTTAAAACTGAGTTCTACAGAGTCCGTAAGGAAATGAATGACAACCTTAGTTCCATTCCTATCGCAAACATTGCATACCGCCTTAAGCGCTTACAACGATTCATCGATCACGAACAATTCAAAGAAAACCCCGTAATTGTGCCGAGCTTATTGGAGCAGGCAGCAAAAGAGGTTGGTGGTTTATATACCAATCGTAAGGAAATTACAGGGGCAGGCGGTGGACCAGTTAAAACAGAAAATACTGAGAAGCCGCCAGAAGCAAAGCCAGTTTATACACCTGAAGATTTAGACAAACTCACCCCACAAGAACTTTCACGTTTAGCGATTAATGGAAAGTTATGACTTATGCATTGGAAGAAATAGCGCCGTTAATTAAAGAGTGGACGGTGAATACACGCTTGCCTGAAATAATTGCTGAGATGACACGGCGCTATTACTACAAGGCAGTAATTGAGCAAAACGATCTAAGTATCCAGGCAGAAATATACAAGTGTAGTAAGGATCCGGTGCATTGGTTTAACCATTGGATCTGGACATACGATCCACGTGGTATGGCATTTGGTTTGCCTGCCAACATTCCTTTTGTATTACGACCTAAACAGGTTGAGCTTGTGGCGTGGCTAGAGGAACGTGAAAGCACTCAAACACACGGACTAATTGAAAAGTCCCGTGATGAGGGTATGAGTTACGTTGTGCTGGGTTTTTTCTTGCATCGATGGTTATTTGTTGAAGGTTTTGCGGGTGGTGTTGGTAGCCGTAAGGAAGAGTTAGTAGATAAGAAGGGCGATCCTAAAACCCTGTTTCATAAATTCCGCGACATGTTCAGCAAAATGCCTGACTGGTTAAAACCTAAAGGCTTTGTTGAGAAAGTCCACGATAACTACATGCGCATTATTAACCCGGATAACGGTGCAACCATTACTGGTGAAGCTGGCGATAATATTGGCCGTGGTGGACGTACGACAATGTACTTTCTTGATGAATGGGCATTCGTAGAACGGCAAGAAGCTGTAGATGCTGCTATCTCACAAAACACTAACGTTCATATCAAAGGATCCACTCCTAATGGTATCGGTGATCGATTCCATCAAGATCGTTTTAGCGGCCGTTACGCCGTCTTTACTATGCCATGGCGAGCTAATCCGGATAAGAACTGGACCGTTACATATAACGGCAAAGTGATTCACCCTTGGTATGAAAAGCAGCTTGCAACATTGGACGATGTTGTTTTAGCCCAAGAGGTCGATATTAACTACGCCGCTTCGGTTGAAGGTGTATTGATTCCAAGCGCTTGGGTTCAAGCTTCTTTGGATGCTCATTTAAAGCTGAACATCCAGCCTACAGGTGATCGTATTGGCGGCTTAGACGTAGCCGATGAAGGTAAGGATAAAAACTCATTTACTGGTCGCCACGGAGTTGTCATGAATTACTTGGCCACATGGTCGGGTAAAGGAGATGACATTTTTGGAACCACTCAAAAAGCTATGGATATCTGCATAGAGGAAAACATAGGCACCTTGTTCTACGATGCCGATGGTCTTGGAGCTGGGTGCCGTGGTGATGCCAGGGTAATTAATGAAAAGCGCCGTGAGTTGGGCTTGTCTGAGGTTAATGTCGAATCATTCCGCGGTTCTGGTTCAGTTCATGATCCCGAGGGTGAAATGGTTGAAAAGCGTCTTAATAAAGACTTTTTCGCAAATCTTAAAGCTCAGTCTTGGTGGTCCCTGCGTTTGCGCTTCCAGGAGACTTTTAGAGCACTTGAAGGCCGTGATTATGATCCGGACATGATTATTTCACTCTCTACTGAAGACATCGATGCCAAAGAGTTGGCATTGCTCACTTCTGAGTTATCTCAACCAACATATACAAAAAATGGTGTTGGGAAAATCCTAGTCAATAAACAGCCTGATGGCACTGCTTCGCCTAACCGCGCAGACAGCGTCATGATCTGTTTTAACCCACAAATTGCTGAACTCAATGTTTGGGGCAAGCTGTAAAAGAGAAGGTTATGGGCTTAATTAAATTTACAAAAGATTCATTCCAGAACTTTGCGGCTCGAGTTGGCTTAGGTACTGGAAACCAGCATGACCAGTCAGGTTATGGCTTTAATTTCTTAAGCCGAAATCGCTTAAAACTTGAAGCTATGTATCGATCCTCTTGGGTTGTTGGCCAAGTAGTTGATGTTGTTGCCGATGATATGACCCGCAAAGGCGTTAAATTGAGTGGCCTAACAGATCCAAAAGAATCGGAAAAAATAGATCAGGAGATGGATCGCCTTCAGGTATGGGGACGGCTTAATAATACAATTAAGTGGTCACGTCTTTATGGTGGTGCTATTGCGGTCATGATGATCGATGGTCAGAACGTATCAACGCCGTTAAATCCAAACACTATCGGCAAAGATCAGTTTAAGGGTTTATTGGTTCTTGATCGATGGATGGTTCAGCCAACTTTAGAAGATTTGGTTACCGATATGGGGCCTGATTATGGTACTCCGCGCTATTACGATGTAATTACCGATTCAGTTGGCTTGTGTAATCAAAAAGTCCACTATTCGCGCGTCATTCGTATGGATGGTGTTGAGCTTCCCTACAATCAGTCAATTACTGAAAACCTTTGGGGGCAATCGGTCATAGAGCGCCTAGAGGACCGACTAACAATATTTGATAGTGCAACGTTAGGCGCTGGTCAATTAGTTTATAAGGCACATCTACGGACCTACAAAGTTAAGGGGTTGCGCAGTCTAATCGCAGCTGGTGGGCAGTTATATGAGGCTCTAGTCAAGCAAATTAATATGATCCGTCAATGGCAGTGTAACGAAGGTTTGACCTTGATGGATGCTGACGATACGTATGAGGCCCATCAATATAATTTCTCTGGTTTAGATAATATCCTGCTGCAATTTGGGCAACAGATTTCAGGCGCAACAGGTATCCCTTTGGTACGATTATTTGGTCAGTCTCCAGCGGGTTTAAATTCAACTGGTGATTCCGATCTATCTAACTATTACGACAATATCAACCAACAGCAAGAAGGTCGATTAAGAACTCCTTTGCAGATTCTCTATGCTGTATTGCATATGTCAGTACTTGGTAAACCTTTACCTGATTCATTTAGCTTTAAGTTCGCATCATTGTGGCAATTAGACGATGAGAAGAAAGCGAACGTTGCCAAAGGCGTAACTGATGCTGTTATTGCTGCTGAAGAAGGTGGGCTTATTAAGCGTTCAACTGCCTTAAAAGAGTTACGTCAATCAAGTGAAGTAACAGGAGTTTTCTCACACATTTCTGATGAGGAAATTGAAGGCGCAGATGATGAAGATCCGCCACCACCAGGTGAGAAGGTAGACGATGAAGAGCCAAATAAGTCGGATAACTCCGAACCTAGCGAGAAAGACCGAGATACGATACAGCCAGCAGCTTAGAAAGATTGCTGGTTATGTCGATACTATCGTAAAGGGCTTTGATGTAAACGATCCAGCGACATACCCACTTATGGTGGCATCATTGAATGAGTATGCAAATACTCTTCATTATTGGGCACAAAATGCCGCTGGTCGAATCATTACAGATGTGGCACTACGTGATGAAAAAACCTGGCTTATCTACGCTAAGGACCTTTCGCGCGGTGTACGTGAACAAATCCGTAATACTGATACAGGCGCTGTATACCAGCAACTCCTGAATGATCAAGTAAGACTAATTACTTCCTTGCCATTAGAAGCAGCTCAGCGAATACAGGACTTATCAACTCGATTCCTAATAGAAGGGAACAGATCAAGTGAGATAGCTGGCTTAATTATGGCAACTGGTCACGTGACTAGATCAAGGGCAAACACAATTGCACGTACGGAAGTAAGTCGTGCTTCATGTGTGTTTACTCAAGCTAGAGCCGAAAATCTTGGCTCAGATGGTTATATCTGGCGTACTAGCGAAGACGGCGATGTTAGGCAGAGTCATAAGGAAATGAATGGAAAATTTGTTGCTTGGGACAATCCACCAACCTTAGATGGAATGGACGGTCATGCGGGATGTTTACCTAATTGCCGCTGTTATGCCGAACCAGTAATTCCAGATTTTTAGTGAATATTAAAATACGTAAATATATAATATTTCGAATAATTTTATATGTTGCGGGAATATGTTAGTCAAACTTTTATATAGTTTAGGAATTGTGCTTTCAATAGTGGTTTTAGTTAGTTGTGCTAAAAAAACTGAAACCATTATCGAAAATAATATTTATACGGATAAATTCACTATTGCGGATAATCAAATTGGTGAACTTATAAGTAGTTTGGATAGTCCCAAGGTTTCAACATCAATAAAGCATGAAATTTTGTGTAGTCGACTACCTAATGTATATAAGAATCGCTATATGCCTGCATTACTTAAGTTATCTCCACATGTATACACAGAAGATAAGCTGCTTAAGGACCTTGAAAGTACAATAAGCTTTTATAAAACCTCTCTAGACATTAAATGCAAGTAGTATTTTTATTCGAGTTTAGTAATAAAACCACCAATTGGTGGTTTTATTTAATAATAAGGTATCATAATTAAATTATTCTAAATCATAAGAAAAAAGTCTAAATACTAATCGGATTTAATTTGACGATATTATTTTAAAGGAGTCTATTAAAAGAATAATAACTATTGGAAGAATGTCATGAATAAGTCAAAAACAATTTTTGAAATATTGCTGGTATTAATAGTTTCGATGATGGGTTTTTATTTAACTTCGTGTTCAAAAGTAGAGAAAAAAACACCAATTCCAATAAAAGAAGTTAATTCACAGGAATTAAGTTCTACACTTTCTTCTATAGAAATGGAAGAAGTAGTGCAAGAAGAATCGAATAAAGAGGAGAGTAAGGAACCTCAAGCGATACCAAATGAAACTTACAAAGGTAAATTACTTACACGTGACTACGTAAACTCATTAGATGATATAAAATACTTTCCAGCAGCAGCTATTCTTTTAACTGGCAAGTGGTATACAAATAAACCCTCACTAAAAATTTGTGAAAGGTTAGTTCTTTTACCACCATCTGATAATAAAGAAGATGAGTTTGTTACCTACTGGTTAGTTAAAAAGAAAAAATTATCATCTAAAGAAAACAACTGTGATTACTTAATGAATTTATATAATTATGGTGAGGCCAATAAAGAGTTATTAAGATTATTCAAAGGTAAATATGAAAATAAAAATATAGTTAAAAGAGTTTATGGCAAAGTCAAAATACGTGGACCTTATATTGTGATCTATGAAAATGAGAAAAGAGATACTGATCTTATTATTGATTTAAATAGACTTGGTCCTACAGCAACAGAATACTTTATTGAAAATTGGGATGCTATTTTAGGAACTGTTGAAGATAGAGGTAGTTTGGAGAATCCTGGAGCAGCGATTGACGCGGCTTTAAAAGAGGATCCGCAGTTAAGAGAACATGATCGGCAGGATCTTATGGATAACTTGGTTCTTTGGACAAAAGCTGGAGTTTGTGTGGGATTGGTAGCGGCATCTGTGACTACAACTACTGTAGTTGGTCAGGGTGTTACAAAATTTGTGACTACATCTGAAACCATGTTCAAAGAAGCAAAAGATGGAAAATTAAAAAACAAAAGTTATTGTGCCGCGATTTCTGAAATTGCTGATCAGTAATTTATTTATATGAAATAGCCACAACCACCTTCGGGTGGTTTTTTAATGCCTGAAAAAAGGTGAACCATGTTTAAAAGCAAAAAGATTAAAGATCACAAAACAGTTGATCGATCCGAAATCTACACCACTGGTCAGCTAGGTCGTACGCGCGAAACAACTCCTGAAGGTTATTTACTTTGTCGAGATGTACCAATCGCACGTATTGGAACATTGATGTATGCGGATGGTGAAGGGATTCCAGTTACTCCAGATAACACAGGTTTAATCCTTATTTATCGTGGAGAGGATGTTTTATTTGATCCTATAACCATCGCAAGCACAGAAGGTAAACCAATTACAGATAATCATCCCCAAGATTGGGTGACACCTGATAACTGGTCAATTTTAGCAAAGGGCGTGGCAAAAGATATTCGCCGTGGTGTGGGTAGTGAGTCAGATTTTTTAATCGCTGACTTATTAATTATGGATAAAAAAACCATTCAAGCTGTTTTGGATGGAAAAGTAGAAATTTCTCTTGGTTACGATGCTGACTACACAGAAACCAGCAAGGGCAAAGGGTTACAGAGCAATATTCGGGTAAACCATATTGCATTGGTTGAAAAAGGGCGTTGCGGTTCCCGCTGCTCAATAGGAGATAGTTTTATGTCTACTAAGACAAAAAAAGAACCTTGGTATAAAGAATTACTTGGTATTAAACGTACTGTGGACCAAGCAATCGAAGCCGCTGAAAAAACTTCTGATTCAGATGATGACGATGACAAAACACAAGATGATGATGAAGATGATGACGGCAAAACTAAAGATGCTGTTGTAAATCGTCAAATTCTTAAAATGCTCAAAACCATGGATTCACGTTTATCTCGTTTGGAAAAGAAAAAAACGAAGGATTCTGATGATCCAGATAAGAAGACTGAAGATGATGATCCGGAAAATAAAACAAAGGATGATGGTGATCTAACCGAGCCAGAAGGTGCGGAAAAACTTTCGAATGCTGGTGTTCAGACATATACAGGTGACTCTTTAAAAGAAGTCCTCTCACGTGCTGAAATCCTTTCACCAGGTTATCGCATGCCGACATTTGATAGTGTGAACAATGGCAAAGCTGTTCTAAACACAAAGCGTGCAGTACTTAAAACTGCATATGCTACGCAAGACGGTCAAAAGGCAATTGCTCCCTTCGTTGGTCCAAATCCTGACTTTGATAAGTTGCCAATTTACACGATCGATGCTGCATTCGCTGGAGCATCTGAGCTCATCAAACAACAGAACAATGCTAAAGGTGTTCGTTCTGGTATCTCAACACGTGATTTTGGTCGAGCAGCTCCAACACCTGCCGAAATTAACCAACGCAACCGTGAATTCTGGAACAAGCAAGGATAAGAATTATGTCTAATGCAATTTTATTTCGCATGCCGAGTGGTATCCCTGGCGATGTCTCTCGTAAAAGTCAATCTACTATTGAGTCGCATCCAATCGGTGGCCAATTCTCTACTTTTGGGCTTTTCGGCAAGATCAGTAAAGTAAATGGAAAGTTCGTCCCTTTAGAAGCTGCTGACACAGTAGCCGATATTTACGGCTTATTTGTTCGTGCCTATCCAACACAAACAGCACAGAACGAGCTAGGCAAAGCAACACCGCAGTCTAATGGCATTCAAGATGTTTTGCGCCGTGGTTATATGACCGTTAAATGTAATGCGGGTACAGCTAAAAAAACGGGTGCCGTTTATGTGCGTATTGCTGGTGGTACTGAAGCAAAACCAGTTGGTGGCATTGAAGCAGCAGCAGATGGTGGGAATAGTATCGTATTGCCTAGTGCCTACTTTATGCATGATGCCGATGCTCAGGGCAACGTAGAAATTTCATTCAACATTTAAATAATTATTGAATAGCACAGCCACCGATTAGGTGGTTTTTTTGTGCTTGGAGAAAAGACAATATGAGCAAGCTATTAGTTGCAAACACTATTGCACAAGCTGTGGCCATGGGGACAGCAATACCTGTACGAGCGCGTACACGTGACCAAATGATGACGTTTGATTCTCAGACTATGGATAGCACTGGCGCTTTCTTAGTGGGCGAATTGGAACGTTTAGACCAAACCATGCATGAGCCATTAGCTGATGTAACTTGGTCTCGAGATATTGATCTACGTTCTGACGTATCGATTGCTGATGAGATTTCAAGTTTCTCAAATGCTACTTTTGCCGCTGCTGGTGGCGCATCTCCTCAAGGTAAGTCTTGGGTAGGTAAAAATGCAGATGCAATCCAAGGTATCGCATTAGATATTGGTAAAACGGCACTGCCTTTAACTCTATGGGCTAACCAGATTGGCTGGACCATTCCAGAGTTAGAATCTGCCCGCCAAGTTGGTCGGCCTGTAGATGCCCTTAAGCATAGTGGCTTAATCCTTAAGCACAACATGGATACCGATGAGCAAGTCTATATCGGCGATGATGTAATTGGTGTAAAAGGTCTTTTGAACTCTGACAAAGTCGGAGCAACCAACGTTAATAAGAGCTGGAAGCTTGCAACTGCTGATGAAATTTTGGCAGATGTAAACATGATCTTATATAACTCTTGGATGGCTTCAGCATTCGCCGTATGTCCATCAAAGTTGTTATTACCGCCTGAGCAATTTAGTTCAATCGTGACACGTAAAGTGTCTGATGCAGGTAATATCTCGATTCTTGAATATATCAAGGTCAACTGTATTTCTAATGCCAAAAACGGCAAACCTTTAGATATTCAGCCATCTAAATGGTGTACTGGTCGTGGTACCGCTGGTACTGACCGCATGATGTGCTACACACAAAGTGAAAACCGTGTTCGCTTCCCAATGGTTCCATTACAACGCACACCAGTGGAATATCGTGATTTACGTCAATTAACTACCTATTACGGTCGCTTGGGTGCGGTGGAATGGGTTTACCCAGAAACAGCGTTTTATGCCGATGGTCTATAAGGGGAATTAGGACATGAGTAAACAAGTACAAATTCTTCTCTCTCGACCATTAACAGTGAACCTTGGAACCGATGAACATGGACAACCTATATCGGTGAAGTTGTTACCTGGTTTACAGCATGTAGAGCCTGAAATTGCAGAAAACTGGTTTGTAAAAGCTCACTGCCAAGAGATTTCATCTAATGACATCCAGACAGGTGAGCTTCAGAAGCAACTAGATGAAGCAAATGAAGCGTTAAAAGCCCTGCAAACGCAATCAGATGAAGCTACCAAGAAAATTGGGCAACTTGAAGATGATTTAAAAGAGCGAGACAAAGAAATCGCAAACTTAAAAATTCAGTTGGATAAAGCCCTTCAAACGCCGGCACCTGATACACCAAAGGGCAAAGAAAAAGACTCACCTAAGGAAACCTAACATATGATCAGTGAATCCTCTTTTCGTGAAGAAATGCCGGCTTTTGCTGATACTACGCAATATCCGACATTTCAGTTTAATTTCTATTTAAACCTTGGGAAAAAATTACTTCGTGAGGAACGTTGGGAGGATTTGCTTGATTATGGATTGAGCTTATTCATTGCTCATTATCTTACGCTTTACAGACGCACAATGAATGCTGCAAGCATTGGTGGTGATGCTGGAAAGATCGTAGGTAATGAGACTTCTAAAGCAGTGGATAGTGTTTCTAAGTCTATGGATGTTTCAGGCGTTCTTATTGCTGAAGCTGGACACTGGAACCAAACAACATTCGGTGTTCAGTTTTATCAGTTAATGATGATGGCAGGCGCGGGAGGCATCCAGCTATGAGCAGTGGTGTTAAATCTAGCGGCATAGGCCTAGCTGATATTTTCCAAACGATGGCTGAATTATCGCAAATGGATGTTTTAGTGGGAATCCCACATGGTGAGGCCAGAACTGATGGTGACGGCCTAACCAATGCGCAAATTGGTTACCTTCAGGAAACCGGTTCACCTTCTCAAAACATACCTGAGCGGCCTTTTCTTGTGCCAGGTGTTGAAGAAGTTCAAGAGCCAGTCGGCGATAAACTTGTTCAAGCGGTCGATGCTGGCATGACTGGTAACCGTCAAAAAATGATGAAGTTACTCGAATCCGCTGGAATGATTGCTATGAACTCGGTTCGTGCTTATTTCGTCAATGGTGAGTTTGCACCGTTATCTTTGGCCACAATCCGAGCACGTGCACGCCGTGGGCGTAAAGGTGCTAAGAAGTATCTTAAGCAGCTTGAATCTGGACCAGCCGAAGCTGGTCTAGTTCGGCCGTTAATCGATACAGGTGAGCTTAGAAAGTCGGTTACTTATGTGATCATGAAAAAGGATCAGGAGATTAAACGTGCCTCAACTTGATGTCTCAGATGTTCTCTTAGATCCTGACTTTATGTACACAGGCATTATTTGCAAGCGTACAGAAGTCATCGTGGGGAATAACGGCCGATCGCAAGAGACGACCACCTCAACACCTTTTAACGGGGTTGTTACTACAAACAATGGCCTTAACATGGACCGCCGTGCCGATGGCACCTTGATTAAAGGTGCTATCAACATTCACACACAGTTCGCTTTAACTTCAGGCGATGCAAAAACTAAAGCTGATGAGATTACATGGAAAGGTAAAACTTACATTGTGTCTCAGGTTTTGGATAACTTGCATTATGGCCAAGGTTTTATAAAAGCAATTTGCGAGCTCAAGCCGCTGGGGTAAATCATGGGTGACTCTGCTACAGGGGGATATATCCCCCCTAGCAGCGGATCTGCTTATGACCAAGAATTAGAAGACATCTTTCAAGCTTTCATTGTTGGGATTACTTCTTTACCCGGTGATATGGTTCGGCCACGTTTCCAAAGAGATCCACCACCATTTCCCGAAATTGGTGAGGATTGGTGCGCCTTCGCCGTAAAGAATATTAAACCTGATGATGGTCCTTACTTCGATCAGAAAGACGAAACAATGGATTCAATTCGACATGAAGAATTGACGCTATTTTTATCGTTCTATGGCGACCATGGCCAGTCGATCGCAAACGTCCTAAAAGATGGTCTAGGCATTCCGCAAAATATCGCGCAACTCAAAGCGCAGAAAATCAAATTTATCAGTACCGGTGAGATCATTACCGCGCCTGACTTTCTCAATAATCAGTATGTACATCGATATGACTTAGCCGCTGTCTTTAAGCGGAAAACATCGCGCACGTTTGCCGTTAAGTCTTTTGTGGATGCTGGAACAATAAAATTTAATCAGGAGTAATCCATGACATTGCCCATATCTAATGTCGTAAATGTCAGCATTAGCCTTGCTGCATTGGCGGCGGGACCGCGTTCATTTGGTTCTCTTTTAATTCTCGGAACAACCAGCGGTGTTATTGATGTTGTAGAGCGAATGCGCCCATATTCAAGCATTACTGAAGTTGGTGAGGATTACGGCGTAGATGATCCAGAGTATAAAGCTGCATTAGTTTATTTCAGTCAATCACCTAAGCCACGTACGTTGTATATCGGCTACTGGCATAAAGATGGTGCTGATGCTGAAACAGTACAGCAAGTCGTTCAAACATGTCTTAAATCGCTTAAATGGTACGGTCTTGCTATTGCTTCGAACTTGACCGAGCAAGAAGTTTTAGACGTTGCAGCATTGATTGAAGCGGCAGATCCTTCACGTTTATTCGGTTATACATCTCAAGATGAAAACTGCTTGAGCGCAACGAGCACTACCGATATTCCATACAAGCTTAAAGCTAAGAAATATCGCCGTACGTTCTCCGTCTTTTCAAGTGACAACCCTTATGCGGCGGTATCTGTTTTTGGCCGTGCCTTCACAGTTAATTTCTTGGGTACAAATACAACGATTACTTTGAAGTTTAAACAGCTTCCGGGTATTGCTGCCGAAGATCTCGATACAGGTGAAGCTAAAGCATTGGCCGCTAAAAACTGTAATGTATACGCAGGATACAACAATGACACAGCCATTTTCCAAGAAGGTGTTATGACAGATGGATCCTTCATTGATGAGATCCACGGTCTGGATTGGTACCAAAATCATTTAGAGACAGCATTATTTAATCTCTATTACACCAATACAACTAAGATCCCGCAAACAGGTGCCGGTGTTAATCGTCAATGTGCAGTACTTGAGCGAGCATGTCAGCAAGGTGTTACCAATGGCTTGCTTGGTCCTGGTCGCTGGAATGGTGATAGCTTTGGCGTGCTTTCAACAGGTGACTACTTAAGCAAGGCCTTTTATGTCTTGGCGAATAGTCTTGATGATCAACCTCAATCGGAGCGTGAGGCTCGAAAGGCACCAGTCTTCCAAATCGCAAGCAAATTGGCAGGTGCAACACACTTTGCCGATGTACTTGTAGCAGTAAATCGTTAAGGAGTAATACGTGAGTACATATTCTTTTATGGATGTTCATTGCACTTTAGCGAGTGACGATGCGGTTATCGATGTAGGTTATGGGGCTGGGGTAGCTGAAGAAGGTATTACCTTTGGTATGGCTGGCGATAAAAACACCATGACCATAGGTGCAGATGGTGAAGGTATGCATTCATTGCATGCTGACAATTCTGGCCAAGTCACTGTTCGACTTTTAAAGACATCTCCAACGAATGCTAAGTTAATGAACCTATATAACTTGCAGAAAGCAGATACGCGTAAATGGGGAAAAAACACTATCACGATGAATAATTCCTCTGCAGGTGATAATGCTACAGCCTCCAAATGCGCATTTAAAAAGGTTCCCGACTTAGCCAATGCTAAAGATGGAAGCATGCTGGAGTGGGTATTCGACTCAATCAAAGTCGATTTGAAGTTAGGTACATACGAATAAGGTTTTTATTATGGAAATTAATGGAATTGAATACACAATCGGCCGCTTAAATGCGGTCGATCAGTTTCACGTATCCCGAAAAATTGCACCCATCGTACCTAAGCTAATGCCGATCATTGCTGAGGTCGCAAAAGGTGACTTGGCTAAAGTCATTGATTCACTCAGCGAAGAAGAAAATGGTGATCTAAAGGAGCTACAGCCTTTAGCCGATGCATTGTCTCCGTTCATGGATGCTATAGCTCAGATGCCTGAAGAAGATGTCAATTTCATCATCTTTAAGTGTTTGAGCGTTGCTAAGCGTGGCGGTGCTGTAGTTTGCCGTAATAACTCAATTATGTTCGATAACCTTGGTATGACTGAGCTATTACCTTTAGTCATTGCAACGATTCGGTTAAACCTTGGAAATTTTATTCAAGGGTTGCTTATGAAGGCATCGATCATGCAGAAGCAACCTCAATAAACTTTAAAAGCTTGCCGGACGAGTCAGATTGGCTCATGCGGCCAGTTATTAAGGGCATGTGCAAATACGAATCTTTAATTAATGGGAAGCTAGATCTAGCTGATATAGCCCTCATGAATGACGCGCTCGATGTCGTCGCAGATAACGAATATTTGCTAAACCAGGAGCGCGAAAGAAAAAATAAATAATGGTGGTCCCATGGCTAAAAATGGTGTTATTCGAGACTTTTTGGTTTCACTTGGATTTGATACAGATAATTCAGGTCTAGCTAATATGAAAAGTGCCATGGATGGCATTGAGTGGAAAGCAAAGGCTTTGAATGGCGCTTTGATGGCTTTGGCAACTGGTGCGGTGCTCGCAGTACATCAAACAGCCAGCGAGCTAGATAAGCTTTATTTTTCATCTCAGCGTATTGGCGCTAGTGTCACAAACATTAATGCCTATGGGAACGCCATTGCTCAGCTTGGTGGTAGTGCGGATGGTGCTATAGGGTCTTTAGAGTCCCTTGCGGAAAAGATCCGAAATTCACCAGGCTATGAAGGGCAACTTAAGAGCCTTGGCGTAAGTACACGTGATGCAAATGGCGCAATGCGTGACCGTGTGGAGGTGATGAAGGATCTAAGCGGCGTTTTAGCTAAGATGCCAGCTTACCAAGCAAATGCTTACGCTAATTCTCTTGGTATCGATCAAAAAACAATGTTGGCCATGCGGGATGGTAAATTCATCTCGAATATGGAGAAATACCAGAAGATCCAGAAAGAACTCGGTATGAATGATGACCTGGCTAAGTCAGGTAACGAATTCATGACTGAATACCGTGACCTAACAATGATGACGAAAACAGGTTTTCAAGTCATCGTTATGCAAGCCGGTAAAGCTCTTATTCCTATCTTGCGTTTGCTTAATCAGTTAATTCAAGCGGGCATACATGCGTTTTCACAGTTAAACCCGCAAATCAAAGAAGGTTTGGCCATTGGCCTACGCTTTGCAATGCTGGCTTTAATGTTTAGCGCTATGGCCAAGTCTATAGGTCTGGTGCTCAAATTTATTCCAGCACTGAAAACCTTTATCGGATTGCTGAAGTTATTCAGACTAGCTTTCCTCGCTTCACCGATCGGCATTATCTTAGCGTTAGGTGCAGCTCTGGCCTTGCTCTATGATGACTACAAGACATGGCGAGAAGGCGGCAAATCATTATTCGACTGGTCTAAGTGGACCAATGGTATTGATACGATTATTAATAAGATCAAAGATTTTCTAGATATTCTCAACAAGGTAAAAGATAAAACGGTCGAGTTTGTTCAGAAAATTATTAAGGATCCAGCTGGAGCACTTAAAGAAGTCGCCACAGAAGTACAGCAAGGTGTACAAAATGCCAAGAAGGCCGTACAGAATTATGTAAATCCTTCTGATTCGACTAAGGTCACTCCAACGCAAGACAAAGTCGTCAGTGCTATTCAGTTTGTTAAGAGTGCAATCGAACAAGGCGTTGCAGCAGCTACGGGAGTCGCTAAAGCTACAGTCGAGGCGGTGAAAGGGGCGGTAAATCCAGGTAATTCAAAATATGCATTCAGTTTTGGAAGCAAAATTGATGGATATATTAAAGAAGCTTCTAAAAAATATGGAATACCTGAAGATGTATTGCGTGGTTTCGTAAAAATGGAAGATGGTTGGACTGGAAAAATGTCACCAACGGGGGCAATTGGCGCAGGACAATTCACGCAAGGTACTTGGAATGATCTAGCTAAAACTGATGCTGGTAAAGAAATTGGTATGACTAAAATTAATAAATCAAATTTTAGAAAAGCTAGTGATCCTCGACGTAATCAACAAATAAACACCCTAGCTACTGGTTTACTTGCTAAACAGAATGCAAAGATATTAAAAAAATATGGCTTACCTGTTACTGGAGAAAATTTATATCTTGCTCACAATATTGGTGCTGAAACTTTTGCTAGAGCCTTATCTGGGAAAGGAGCTTCAAAAAAAGGACTTTTGGCAATGCGTCAGAATGGGATGAAAGATAATGAAACTCCACAACAGTTTGTTAAAAGGCAGGCAGGGATTTTTATGAAGCATTACAACGCAGCAAATAAGTTGGTTGAAAGTCCAAAGAATGATAATACGACAGCTTTAAGTATTGAAAAGTCATTAGGTACTTATGGGCCACCAACTGGTAACCCTCATAAGTCGCATGTGAATAATTCAAGCTCTTTGAGTGCAAGTAATGTGGTTATTCATCAATCCTTTCAAACTGATGTTACTGTTAATGGCGCTTCTAGCCCTATTGACTCTGCAAATGCTATAAAACGCCAACAAGAAAATTCTTTAGTTTTTATGGCAAGAGGCGCAAAAGGTGCATTCGTAGGTTAATTTGCATCAATGTTGGCTTTTAATTGTTGAGCGCGCTCATTATTTAATTTGACAATACAATTAGAATGATTGTTCTTCTCACCATGATAGTTGCTGTATGTATTACAGTAACTATCTCGGTAAGTTAACCAATCTTTTTGAGACTTAGTAAGATCTTTTAGTATGTTAGGGTTATAACTAATTTGCTCTTTAGATTGCTCAGATAATTTTTTTAAATTTGTAGTTACTTTTGCATATGATTCATCTTCATAACATTTTGCGACGTCAACGGGATCGTTGAAATAGATTTCGCAGTTAGCAAGTGCACTCATGCTAAATGTGCAAGCAAAAAGTATTGATAGAATTTTTTTCATTGATCAATTCCAAGTTTTATAAAGTGATTGAGGAGAGTTGTTCTTATTGTCTAAACATTTCTTTAAGGAATGCAATACGTTGTTTATATAAGATCGACTGGCAAGTTAAGTCATATTCAACTGTTGCTGGGCTTCCTTGTGTTTCCGCAACAACGAAATCACCGCATTGTAATTCCTTATATTTCAACCAAGCTTTTTGAGAATTATCTAATTCTTGCTTAGCATCGGTTTGTTTGTAGAGTTTTGCATATGTCGTATTTAAATCTTTTTTGAGTTGTGTGATTTCACTAGATAAACATTGCTGAATGTCGTGTGAGGTCTTGGGGTTGTTACAATCAGCCATAACTCCAACACTAAAAAAAGATATTGCAGTAAAAAGGAGTATTTTCTTCATTAGACATCCTTAAGGGATAAGTTGATTTCTCTTTTCTTTAGGTTATTAAGGTTTAGATTTGGACACCATTCACAGCCATTCTGATGGCTTGAGCGAAAAAATGATGGGCCTTGGTTATCCAAGAAGTATGTCAAGGAAAGTTAGAAATTTGCTATTGAATGAATTAATATTTTTTCTAAAGATTTCCTTTGTAAATTTTGAAATGGATTTAAAATGAATTACTATTTTATATTATTATTAAATTCTTTAGGAGTGGGGGTATGGCAGAGAATAATTTAATTGCTGATTCACTCAGATATGCAGAAGGTTTAGAGCTTAGAAAACTTACTGAGGCTATGGAAAAAGCAACTCAGTTGGGAAAAGATAGATACCAGTATGGAAATAAGCCTCTTCTTAGAAATACAAAAGTATTTCCTTGGTTGAAAGATTTTGTGCTTACTAAGCAAATTGAAGAAAATATACGAAATAATCTATCAGAAAAGCCCTGTGAATATTTAAGCTTACCTAATATCAGTAGAGATCCAAGGATTGCCAATTGGCTAAAAAGTGATCTTTCAGCAATAGAATTAACAGATGATAAGGTTATACCTTTTTTGCTAAATAAATTCATTTCAAAATTAATTTATGAAATTACAGCTAAAAGCTTTAAAAAGATCAGTTTTGAGGCAGAAGACATAACTTCATTTTTTTATTTTAATTCTGATTTCACTATTGAGGAAGTAATGACTCTTAATGATAAAATTAGTGAAAAACTAGTTGAGTTAACTGATATCTTCGAAATGGATGATTTGTTGAAATTTTCATTTGTTATTACAGCAGAAGATTTAAGTCAAAATGAAATTTTCATAACATATGGAATGCATAGTGGATAGTATTGAATTTTTAAATTTTTCAAAAAAAATTATGGCATCAAATCCTATCGGGGAAATTGATTACAGACAAGTTGTAGGTCGAAGTTATTATTGTGCATTCCATCAAGTTAAAGACAAAGCTATAAATTTAGGAATTCCTGTTGATGCATATGCTGGTCCTACGCATAGTTCATTGGTTAAGACTCTAGCAGAACTTCGTCCTTCCAATCAAAAATTAAAAAGTTTAGGTTTCAGAATTCATAATTTCCACTCTAGAAGGGTTATTGCTGACTATAAATTAGATGAAAAAGTTAGCGAAGTTATGGCTAATGAAGCTATAAGAACTTGTGAAGAAATTTTAAATGATATAAGTAAATTATGATTTTTTTAAATTTTGAAAAAGCCGCTTATTAGCGGTTTTTTTCATGCCTGGAGAAAACTATGGCAATAACTTTAATCAAAAAAGGGGTGTGCTAAATTTTGACACACTCTATTTCAAAAATGTTATTATTGGATTGTACAATCCAAAAATAGTTTATCGTTTTTAGGTTTATATGATTGATAATTTTGAATTTTATTATGTTATTAGTAATAAAAGAGGCAGATAATGGCTTATAATCAACCAGCTTCTAAAGCGCAAGCCTTGCTGACAGAATTAGCTGGTTTCCCAAAAGGGAAATATTTAAGTGAATTCCAATTAAGAAGATTTCTAAATCAAGCGGATTCAATTATTAATGTTGATGCTGCTAGTGCATGGCATTTGAAAGCTGTTGCCTATTACTATGCCAATGAAATTGAGCATATGTCTTATTGTTTTAAAACTTCACTTAATCTGAATTATAATAGTACAGTTTTAAACAACTATATGGCTTGCTCAATTAACCATGGTTGTTTACCTGAAGTTTTTGATTTATTCAAAAATAATACTGTTTTTTTTGTGCAGGATAGAGAGTTAATATTAAAAATAACTAAGTTAATTCTTAATTTGTATGATAAAGACATGTTTAATGAATTTTATAAGATATTAGAAAATAATGAAGAAATCATTAATGATAAAAACTTTATAAAAGAAATTCAGGACTGTTTTTCTGATGTGGAAAGAATCATCTTAGATCCAATTAAAATGAGCTGGAAAGATGCTAATTTGATATCTAAAACCTCATTAGATTTTGTTAGATCGAATAAATTAAGAACAGATTCTATTGTTAGAGTTCAGCTCACAGATGAAAATGAAATTGTTAATGACCTTAATGTTTATGGAACGCCAGAAAGAATTCACACTTTAAATAGTGATCTTTTTGATTTTATATATGACCATAATCTTTTAAATTTGTGGAATAAAATTTATTATGTGTTTTCAGTGGCTAATGAAGCTGAAGAGACAAGTAAGGCTTAATAATTAATGGCAGTTAAATCTTTAAATATTTATAATCATGCTAAAGAGCTTTTTGATCCAAATTGTTGTGATGAATTAACTAGTCGAATGCTAATAAATCGTATTTATTATGCTGCCTATGGTCATGCTTTATGTGAGGTCGAAAATAGATTATTTTATGAATTAGATAAAAATAATCCAAGTGTTCATCAGCGACTCATTAGAAGTTTTGGAAATATAAATTCTAAAGATTCCGACCAAATTAAAAATGCTGCAAAAGTTGCCAACTTTTTAAGACAAGCTAGTCTTTTTAGAAAAAAAGCAGACTATGAACTTGATAAAAATGTGCATGTAAATGATGTAAAGCAAACTTTTTTAATTGTTGAAAATATTATCAATTTATTAGAAGAGCTCAATTAAATTCTGAATTATTTAAACCCACCATCTGGTGGGTTTTTTAATGTCTGGAGGAAAGTATGGCAATACGAACACTATTAAATGGTGCCCTAGGTTCAGGTGTGGCCATATCAAATTCTGAGATTGTAGGTTCGCTTTTATTATCTGGCCGTGGTCGTACGATTATGGGGCTTTTTGCAGATGTCACTATCGAAGAAAAGCATAAGGATGAACTTAAGGTCACAGAACACCCTACGGAAGTAGGTGCACCAATTTCAGACCATGCATACAAGGAACCGCCTGAAATTACGATGAAAGTAGGTTGGTCTGAAAGCGCAGGCACACTCAATGGTTTTTTGGGAAATACTATCTTGGGTGGTAATACTAGTTTGACGATTGTTTATCAAACTTTATTGCAGCTACAAGAACAGGCTTTCCCATTAATTATTTCAACTGGAAAGCGCTTATATACAAACATGCTTATTAAGTCGCTTGGATGTACTACCGATCTACAAACTGAAAATGTTTTGATGATTGATATTTCATTCAAAAAAGTACTTATTGTCAGTACAGAAACTGCATTAGTCGCTATTGAAAATCAAGTTAGTCCTGATGCAACGGCAGCAGTCAGCAATGGCGGTACAGTTCAAGCAAAACCTATTAATGAGTCTATGGCTAGCCAACTTGCGGGAGTGGTTAAAACGGCTCTATTCGGCGAATAACTATGATTTACGAAATACCGCTCAATAATGGCAATCAAAAATTCAGTATTCGGTTAGGCGGAACACAATATAAGTTACAACTTATTTACCGCGTTGATACCTGGTTCTTAGATATTTTTGATAATGCTGATAATCCTTTAATTGCCGGTTTACCTTTGTTGATGGGGGATAATTTGCTTATCCAACACCAGCATATTATTAGTGGTTCATTGTATGTAGTAAATACTAATGAAGATGAAATCCAGCAATTCACCGATTTAGGTACGATGATAAAACTGTTTTGGAGTGACTCATGACAATGCAGTGGATGCGTAATTGTAGGCTAACCATTCAGGTTGATAAAAACGCCCCTGAAGCTCTGGATTTTTCAGATTTTAAAATTACTTTCGTTGTCAGTCAGGGAACTACTGAGCAGCCTAAGGCGGCAGAGATCTATATTTATAATCTGTCTCATCAAACGATGAACCTCTTGGCTGGGGTTGATGATTCTAAAAAAGATACGCAAGTGATTTTGGCTTGTAGTTATGGAGATGATGAACCTGAGATTATTTTTAAGGGAAGTGTTTTTCAGTTTAGACGGGGCCGCAGTAGTCCAGTAGATACATATCTTTGTGTTTTGGCCATATCTGGCGATCAGATAAAAAGTGCTGTAATAAATCAATCTGTTCCAGCTGGCACTTCAATTCAGGGATTAAGCGAGCTCATTGAAGAGGAAGTCAAAAAGTACGGTATTGATGTTGGTGAAATTGCTGCATTGAGCGAACAAAAATATCCACGTGGCCGTGTTCTTTTTGGAAGTTTACATGGTTATATCGAAAAGATTGGCAAAGAGAATAATGTTACTTACGACTATTCAGACGGCGTTTTAAGTTCTACGGAGCTGGATAAGTGGACGCTTCAGCCGATGTTTATTTTAACTGCAAACACTGGCATGGTGGGAATGCCTCAACTAACCAGCGAAGGTTTGGTAGTTAAATGTTTACTTAACCCTAAGTTAAAGCGTAAAGACCGTATTCAGATAGATCTTACTAATTTGCAGTCTGAGAATTTTGATATTTCCTACGGTGGCCAACAAGTAGACCAGCCTCAAAAAACCCCAAAGCTTGCGACTAATGCCCAAGGTATTTTTGTTATTCAGGCTTTAGAACATAGTGGTGATACACGTGGGGATGAGTGGTATACAAACTTAGTTTGTACTTCACTTGGGGCAGTGGTACCGAAAAGCGGAATTACAATAAATGCTGTAGATGATAGTTGGACTCCAGAGCAGGAGGTACCTAATGGCATTATCAAATAATGAGCGTTCACCGGATCTGCTAAACATTATTAAAGATGCAGTTAGTGAGGAGATTTTAGCAATTTGGACTAACTTGCCGTGTGAAGTGGTTAGTTATGATCCGGATGCTGTGACGGTGGAAGTAAAGCCATTAATTCGTGTACCGGTGCGAACTTCCGAAGGTAGTATCAAGATGATTGAAATTCCTATATTGCAAGATGTTCCTGTGATGTTTCCGTGCGCTGGTGGCTTCACTATCACTCATCCAATCAATGTTCATGATGAATGTATAGTCAGCTTTTCATCGCGCAATATCGATCTATGGTGGCAATCTGGAGGGGTTCAAAATCCTTTTGATACTCGACACCATGATTTATCCGATGGCTTTGCTTTCTTTAAACCTCAATCCCAAGCCAAAAAGATTAAAAATATTTCTGCAGAAAATCTGGAAATTAGATCCGATGACAATGCGACTAAAATCCAAATTACACCTGGTGGAATTATTAATTTTTTTGGACAAAAAGTGGTTTTCGATTGTGATGTAGAAATGAAAAAAACACTGAAAGTAAAAGGTCTGATTGAGTCACTTGAAGATGTTCTTGCGAAGACTGTGAGCTTAATTAAGCACATTACAACCGGAGTTAAATCGGGGACTGAGAACTCAGGTCCACCAAAACAATAGAAACCAATATGAGGGGCGCGAAAGCGTCTTTTTTTATGCGCTATAGAAAACTTTCAAGTGATGGCGACTATGTCTTCGGATCTGGTAAGAATGATTTTCTTATTAATTCTCCAGAGACGGTGGCGCAAGCAATTCTCACGCGCTTAAAACTATGGCTTGGCGAGTGGTTTGCAGATACATCGGACGGT